TCTAAGAAAGAGAATGGTGGTCTAGTATTTTACACAGGATTAAACTCTAATGGTGACCTATACATTGGTAACCGTAAGATTGATGCTATCACTGGTGAAGAGGAGTTCTTAGAAAGAGCAACATTAGTTGATTCATTCACTCCTGATGATCCTATTGATAATCTTGTTACTACATTTGACACTCCTGTAACATTCAATGAGAATATTACTGTTAATGGTGGTGATGATGGTAAGAAGACTAACAACTTCAACTCACCTGTTCAGATATCAGTAGAACCTAATCTTGGATTACAATCTCTAACTATTTTATCAACTGTTGATACTAGTCTTGGAGAAGATGCTCTCTTAGGAAGAGATAATCAGCAAGGTAACCAAGCAACAAGAGGTGACATTGTTCTTAATAAGAACATGGTTGCTGCTTCTGTATTCCAATTCAACCCACGTGGTTCAGGTGGTATTGCTCAGGGATATAAGATTCAAAACCATGCTGTTGGTGGAGTAGGTTCAAACATTACTCCTGATCAGGATGGAACATTTGGAACAGATCAGATAGTTCGTTATGGTTCTCAAGGACCATTACCTAAGACAGGTGACATCTTACTTAAGGGTAAGAGTGTTGGAGCTTCTGGTTCAGTATCATGGATACTTGCTAACTCCTTTAATGATATATCATCTCAGGTTCAGCATCTTGATCTTAATGGTACTCAAGTTATTAGACTTAAGTGGAAGAATAGTGTAGCGAATAATGCATTCGTACCACCTATTACTGCTGCATCTATGATCAAGATAGATGGTTTGAGTGATAATGCAGTTAATGGTCGTTGGCCAATTAACTCTGGAACATTTGCTGGTGGTAATGATTATGTTGACATAACTATCACTGCTAATAGAGGTAATATTGGTAATGATGACCCAAGATTGTGGTCTAGTGAACCAAATGCAACACTGTCATACTCTGATAGTACTTGGAAGGAAGTTGGTGTACTTGGTGCAGAGTCTATAAGAACAGATACAGATGTTTGGGGTGACTTTAAGGTTGGTATTAACACAATACAACGTGCTGGTGGTGATGCATGGAAGAATGCATTTGTTGATAACTCAACAGATCCACGTGCTAACTTAGATGTAATTGGTACTACATGGATTAGTGGTAAGACTTCTCCTAATTGGACAACAACTTATAAGGCTGGTACTGCTCATGTATTGACTGAGCAAGATCACGCATTTATGGTTGGTGGTGATAGTGCTACTCCTGATAATATTGCAACATTCAGAGTTGCTACAACCAACTCAGGTATGGTTGGTATCAACACAGCGGGACCATCAGTATCAATTCCTGGTGTTACTAATATAACAAATGATGTACTTGATAGTACATTAACTGTTGTTGGTACTGGTAGATTCACTGATGATGTTAAGTTTGAACAGGATGTAACAATTGGTTGGTGGCCTGATGCTTATGATAATGGTACTGTTAATGTAAGTACGGGTATCACAACGGGAACATTCAACTTCCTAATGGGTACACAGTTCAAGGGTACTCAGAGTACTACAACAGGTGGTAGCAAGGGACTTCTCATTGCTGGATCTGCTCAGAATATTGAACTTGGTAATGTACAGACAGATGCACAAGATATCAAGATAGGTAATCAGAGTTCTTCTAGCATTATTAACCTTGGTGCAACACCAGATGGTCCTTCACCTTATATTAATAAGTCTAGGATTAAGATTGGTGGTGCTTTCTTAAGTACTGAAACAGATTCATATACTGAGATTGGAACTAAGTCATTTGGTATTGCTGGTGATGTTAGACTTGGATTCAGAAGGAGTGGTGCAGGTAGTATTACTAAGTTTGAATCTAATTCTGAAACTGTTGAATTCCTCTCAGGTAATAGTGCTACAAGTATAGTTAAGTTTGCAGAAAATAGTTCTGATGTAACAATCGCTGGACAAGGTGGTAAGACTAACATTAGAAACAACTTGGTAGTAGATGCCAGTGCTAGATTTAATTCTGATATGATATTGTGTGGTGGTTCTTCATCTTACACATTTACAGGATATAGAGCACAGGGTGGATCTACAATAATGAGTCACAACCAACAAGGTGGACTCTCTCCTACAAGGAATGTAGATTTCATTGATGTTCTAAGATTCCCATCAACAACAGTCACAGGTGAGTACAACGCAGTTAACACTGAGTCTAATGATCCTTGGGGTGGTGCTGAGTATCAGAATCCTAGGACTAATGTTACTCCTAATTTACCAGCATTAAGTGGTCTTGAATATTACTTACCAATTGATAAGAGTCCTTATGATGCTGCTGGTAACCTATACTATGGTATCAATGACATATTAATTATTGATAGTGATGGTAGTGGTGAGTATGCAGAGTTTGTTAAGATTAAATCTTTAGTAAGAGTTAATCAGGCTCCATACTACATCATAGTTGAGAGACAACCATTTGGTACGATGACTACCATTGGTGACTTCCATGATGAAGATACAGCAATATTCAAGTGTCAGGTACAGTACCAATCAACTTGGATAACTGCTGATATTGATAACTCAGGAGCAGAAGATGATGTGTATCTATCACAGTTTGGTGGATCACTAGAGGTTGGTGACTATGTAATGATTGATCGTGATGCTACAGGAGCAACTGGTGAGATCATTGAAGTTAAGACTCTAATTAATCAAGTTCCTAAGAAACTCACTGTCAAGAAGGGTTGTGATACTACAGCCGAAGAGGTGATGTTTGAGGTTGATTCAACCAATGGTAATTTATACATTGGTGGTGATATAATTACAGACGGATCTCTTACTATTAATGGTTCATGTGCTGCACCATATACTAACTCTGATACTAATCAGAAGTTAACTATAACAAATGGTGATGGTATTGAGACCTTTGAAGTTGACACTTGTACAGGTGACACAGTTGTTGGTAATACACATGGTACAGTATTTGTAACAGCAGAAGCATTTGGTACATCACCAGCTGCATATACAACTAGTGATATAGTTCATGTTTATAGAAAGGATCCACAAGCAAAAGCTGCTGGTGGACCAAGCACAACTGTTGCTGATCCTATAACTGCTGTAACATCTGATATTAAGATTGCTTCTAATATTGGTGGATTTGTGGTTGGTGATCTTGTAATGATTAGTAATGCATCTAATGTTGAGATCATTCAGATTACACAAGCACCATACACAGATAGTAATGGTAATTTAATTCTTCCAACACAGACTAATGCTACCTATCCACTTGGAGGTAGAGGTAAGGAAGATACAGTAGCAACTACATTTAGTACTGGAGATGATGTAGTTAAGATTAATAAGTTTGATAGAACTACTACACTATTACATACTATCCCTGCGACTCGCACTGATAGATCTAGTGGATTAACTTCTATTAAGGCAAGACAACCCAACACCAGTGATCTTAGATATGAGATACAGTTAAAAGATTCTGATTTAATATCTAACAAGCAAGACTATGAACAGTATATTAGAATAGGAACTGAGTGGTTCCATCCTGATAGTATTGATGGATCTACTGATACTGCATACGGTGTTAAGTTAGTCAAGAGTATAAGAGAGACTAATAATGATGTTACCAAACTATTTGGTGGTGGTCATTTAACTACTAATGATGATGTAGAAATATACAGTGGAAACTTCAGAATGTATGGTTCTGATCGTCAGACTGTGGTATTGTCTATTGCTAATGATGATGAGCACTCAGGTGATGGTTCTCTACTTGATCCTAAGACAGGTACAAATGGATTAACACTTAAGGGTAATGGTAATTTCTTCGGTGACCTTTATACTTACCAAGAGTCTTGTCAGATTAATAATGTATGTTCAAACATAAGAACATTCAGGGTAGCAGGTCTATCTGGTAGTGTTGAGATGGGTGAAACATTCTATCAGAAGGGTAAAGTTTTCCCAGCTGAGAGTGGCACAGAGTCTATATTCCATATAGATAATCTTGGATCTGCTGGAGTTGGTGGTACTGCTGGTGCTAAGGACTTCAAGATTTATCAGGACAATGCTATTGATTCATTTGGTATTGAGAAGTATTGGACTGCTAATGGTGGTAGAAGATTCACTTATGTTGAATTTGATATTGCTGGAGTTGGTCAAACACAGACTACACCACTACAAGTTAATAATAACTATCTGATTAATGCTGCAAGTGGTAATAATATGGTTCTATATTTACCAGACAATGCACAGACAGGTGATATGATTAGATTCATTGAACTAAGTGGTAATCTAACATATAATACAAGTCTTATTATCAGAGCACTTAAGATTAATAATCTTCCTGTATCAATTCAAGGTGATTCTAGCGGTACATCTATTGCTGCTGGTGCTGGTGGAACTATTCCTCAGTGGGATTCTGGAGAATTGATAATCCAGACACGTAATGCATCATTTGGATTAGTTTATGCTGGTGATACAGACCTTGCAAATTCTGCAAATGCACAAACAATTCCACCTGCACTAAGAGGTTGGTGGCTCATGGAGTTATAAATGGCAGTACATTACGATTCACTAAAAACAATGAGAGCTGCCAAGATTGGCACGATCATGCCTTGGGGAGGAGATGGAGGAAATGGTTTCCTCGCATCTAATATACCTAAAGGGTGGATTGTTCTAGGACAGGGACAGAATATGTTACCTGCATGGGAGTATCCATTGTTGGCATCACAATTAGGTGATACTTACGGTGGTAGTATGAGTGATGCTGCTGGTAATCATTATGAGTTCCCTTATTATAATACTCCAGCAACATTTGGATTGCCTAATATATCCAATCATCTTATGGTTGACCTAGAGAAAGATTACTTAGATGATCCTAGGTATGAAATGGGACAACCTAATGCTAAGAATGTTGTTTTGGATAAGGATGGTAATAAGTTTGGAGATCAAATTTCTGGATGGGGTAATGATGTAATTGTTAAAACATCATGGCAAGCAACAGCAGACATTGATTTTACTTTAAATATATCTGGTAATTTATATTTTAAATTTGAAGATATGAATCTAACTGCTCCTGATTTCTTGGAGACAGTTTATATGATTCCTCGTAAGTTAGGTCCAAACCATACACCATCACATAGTCATCCTGGAAATATTCCAACAGCAGCAGATGGTGGTACTGGTGCTATGACATTTAGAACTGATGGTGGTATTGTAATGAATAGTACTGCTGACTATGAATGTTTAACTGCTGTTAATATCAACTGTGAGCATAGAGATTCAGAACCACAAGAATGGAATCAAGGTGCTGCAAGTATAGCATACTATGGTAATCAAAACTTTGAGAATACATTACCCAGAACTTCTTCACCTTGGGAATTTGTGGAAGATTCTACTGGTAAAGCATATTGGGCTAATGTTCCTGCTGGTGCTGCCAACTGGAGAGGTACTGATAGAGGATCTGGACAAGAGAATGTAACATACACTCAAAATATATCAGGTATTAATGGTACAGATGAAATTCTTGCTACAACTCCAATAGATACACACAAACAACCAGCACACACAGGGATGCATCCAAGACCTATGAGAAGTAATAGTAGATCTAACTTCTTAGGTTATGATGTGGGATCACCTGTAAGAAGTGATGGTTTGGTTGATGATCCAGAGAATACACCAATTGCTTTAGATGGACAACCATCAGTAAAGGCAGGTAGATTTCGTGTTGCTGATTGTATTGTTAATGGTGCTGAAATTACTTTTCCAGCTAATACTGATATTAGAAGAGAGTATACTAATGGTACTGACACTTGGTATCAGTGGGATAGAGTAGTACCAACGATGTGTATTCAAACATCTGTTAACTATCAGAAATATAATTGGTATGACGATGGTGTTCAAGTTAAAAAGGTAGAAAAGTCTGGTAATACTTGGAAGGTAACTACAACACAAGATGCAAAACAAAATGGTACTGTTAGTTTAGATTTTTACTTTGGTACATATCCAACATCATTGAGTATGTTTGATGATACTAAGAACCCACTTAAGAATGCATTTGAGAGTCATAATCATGGAAGTTTTGAGATAGAACAAACAATGGGATCTATGTCAGGACCACCATCACACACTGCAACTAATGCAGATGGTTCTTCTTTGATAGCAGACAGTCTTGAAGATGCTCTAAATATTAATATAGATAGTGCTCAACCAAATTGTACAGTAACGTTTATCATTAAGGCATACTAATGGCAAGTTTTTACAGTAAAGAAAGAGCTAAGTATGGTAATTTAACAGGGCAAATTATTATTTGGCCAGTTGAATACGAAGGTACTCCTGATAGTGCTCAGAATTCTGGTAAGTTGCCAGCTGGATATTTAAAATGTGATGGTACAAAATATTATGCAGATGATTATCCAAGATTAGCAGCAGTATTAGGTACAGGAACAAGTAGTAAGTTCTTAAAGAAAAATAATGATGGAACTCTTTTTGATAATATACAAGATTCACAATTTATTGTTCCTGACTTAGGTTCTAAGTATCCTAATCCAACTACAGGTGCTAACGCTGGAGTATATAATAACATAAGATTGAATAATGTGCTAGGTACTGAAGTTAGTAGGTCTGGTATAGGTATTGAAGCAACTTCTGCTATTGGAACTGACGTACCAATAACATATAGTGGATCTATTTCAGTACCAAGTCAAGAGATTGATGTTAGGGGTAAACCTGGATGGAAATATGCTGGAGATACTCATCGTACAGAGACTGAAGGTGTAGAAGAGAATGCAATAGGTGCTCATGCTCACTATACTACTACCAGAAGATCTAGACTTTATTCAAATTCTGAGAAATCTGCCAATGGTATTCCTAAACCTGCTGGACCTGTTGGATGTAGAACAGCATCAACAATAGACATTGATGATTGGGGTATGGCTACCACTAATGGTAGTAATGCTCCTTTTAGTGGTCAGCAAACTTGTATTGCAAATGACCAATGGAGACCAGGGTATCAATCACTTGGTTATGTGTTCAGTAGTAACTTTTGGCCAATTATACCATCATTTACTGGATATAGTAATGGATGTATACAGCAAGGTGCAGACAATACTATTTTCAGATATAATTGTATTAACCCATATTATTATGAACTTGGAAGTGGAGGATATCATCCATTAGATACAGGACAAACCAATCCATTGAATTGTAATAGAGGAGATGGAGATTGTGGTGGTATCAATGGTGTGGCAGCACAGTATGAGACAGGAGGAAAATTTCAAGTAGTATTTAATATTATTTGTATTACGTTAGGAAGAAATGATCTTGGTAGTACTGGTGATCCTAATGTAAAAATGCATGTCACATATGCTCAAGGAGAACCAGGTGTTCCAACTGATTGTAATGGTCTTAGTTTACATGATGTATTGCCATTAAACTCTAACTTAAATGTTACTGATAGGAGAGGGATACTTGATCTTAGAAATGAACAGACTGAGACTGCTGAATTGGTACAACCAACTGATCCTACCCTACATAATCATCGTATAGATATAGTTAAGGGAGATCATAACTATAGAGTTAAGACAAATGCTATTGTTATTGAACCTGATAATCTACAAACAACAATGACTATTGGTGCTGATGCATCTGTATCAATAGATTCTGCTGTACAACCATTCATTGTAATGGAATACCTAATCAAGATATGACACAGACATATAAGAATAACAGAAAAGGATTTCTAACAGATCTGTATGTGGACACTACGCCAATTGGTGCTATTGTTCCAAATCTTAAAACTACAAGTAATTCATACGATCAGAGTTATGTTAAAGCAGGTGCAGCAACATATCCTACCCTGAGTGAACAGAGTGGTAATGCATATCAGAGTGGTGATGACCCTGCGTATACTCATGAAGGATACTTATATTGTGATGGAAAAGAATATGATATAAATGATTTTCCAGCATTGTATGAGATAATTGGTAATCAGTATGGTGGAGTATCAAGTAATGGTATTGATATAGTTACTCCTGGAAGTGGATATACTGTTAATGATACTGTAACCATCTCTGCTCCTGGTGGAACAGGAACGACTGCTCTTGCTACTATTCAAGAACTTGATTCTAACAATGGTATTAAAAGATTAGCTATTACTAATGTAGGTACAGAATATACTAGTGAGCCAACTGTAACTGTTAGTGGTAGTGCTGGTACTGGTGCTACATTTAAAGTCAGAATTAGTCAAGGTACAATTAGAGGTATTAGTACTCAGAATGTGATGAACTATCTGGGACAACCTTATTTGGGAACATTCTGTGTACCTGATACTAAAGCAAGAAAGATTGTTGGTAATGGTCCTGTATTTGGTAACAACTCTCCAAATATAGGTAACTCACAGATGGGTACTGGTAACACTGGTGGTGCATGGTATCTTGATCAAGATAGACAAGATGATTTGTTCTCTCTTGGTAGAATAGTTACTACTGGATATGAGAATGTTACTGAGACTACTGAGTGTACTATAGTTGGATCACAAACAGTTGAACTTAGTATGAGAGAGACCAAATTATCAGGTCCACCTCAACATACTCATTTAGTATATCATACTATTCCTGGTGATGAGCAATGGGCTACTGCTATAAATGGTGACAGATATCTTGTTCAGTATAAGCAACAGAATGGAAGAGTATCAAGATATTATCCACAGGGTGTTGATACAGTATTAACACATGAGCATGGACTATTAAGAAAGCCAAATGTTGATACTGATGTAGCAACCTATGATGTATTTGATTATCAAGGTGGTGCTTCTGGTTGTGGATCACTTAAAGATCCTTTAGTTGCTGATGGTGGAACTACTACTGATGCTGCTAATTTAGAATTCCTTGCTTCTGGTGAGACAGGTGCAGGTACATATGAGTTTCAAACATTTATTAAAGAGCCAGAGTTTAAGAAGTTTGCTAATACATCTATCATTGGTGGTAGAACATGGTCTAGTGGTGGAGAAGCAGTGTATGCATTCTCAGATGAGTGGGAGTGGACTAACAACAGTGGATCTGATCAATCATATTCTATTAATCTAGGAAATATTACAGGTGGTACTCCTGCTATATTGAGATATTTAATTTATGGTGGTGGTGGATCAGGTGCTGCTGGAACTACAGCAGGTAATGATGGTACTGCAACAAGAGTACAAATTGGTAGTATCCTTGACATTACTGCTGGTGGTGGAAAGAAAGGAAATGCAGCAGCAGGATTGCAAGGTGGAATGGGTGGTGCTGGTGGTAACGCATCAAGTAGTGGATCATTCACCCCTTCTGGACAACAGAATGGAGGAGATGGAGCTAATGGGGGTAATGGTGCAACAGTAATAGGATTTCCAAAGGCAGATTATCCTAATAATCCTGACAATGGTGGTGCAGGTTATCCAATAGGTCAAGATGGTGCTAATGCATCATTTGGTAGTGATGGAATAAACCTTGAGATTGGTGGACAATCAGGAACATATACTGATACTGCTAGTTCAGATAAAGATTTTTCTACAGAGGCAGGATTCCAAGCAATTTCAGGTTATCCACCTACACAAGTACAATTCACATTAGAAGGTGGAATGGGTGGAAATCCTAATTATGGAGGATGTGCAGGTGGTGCTGCTGCATATGTTACATTAACTATCACTGATCCAACTAAGTTAGCCACGTTTTATAATCAAGGATGGAGTGTATTCATAGGTTCTCAGGGATCATCTAATGGTAACTATGGTGGTGAGCATCTTGGTGGATATACAGGTGTTGCTGGTACAAATGGTACAAATACTTTAGGTGCTAATGGTGGATATGGTGGATGGGGATCAGATAATAATGGTAATAATTATATGGCAAACGGTGGTGGCGGTGGTGCTGCTACTGTATTGAGAAGAGCATCACAAATCGTTGCTGGAGCAGGTGGTGGCGGTGGTGCTGGTGCTGCTGGATGGGACGGTGGTCCATGTGAGTCAGGAAGAGGAACACCAGAAGGTGCAGGTTTACAAGCTGAAGCAACTGCTAGTATTGGTACAGGAACAGGTGGTGCAGGTGGCCGCTACGGATGTGTCGGTGGTGGCGGTGGAGGAGGCGGTGGTGGTGTCGCCAGAAGTGGATTTACATTCAGTGGAGGAACAACTAGTGATGGTAATTATGCGTCAGGTGGTGGATCTGCTGGACCTGGTGGTGCTCCTGGTAACTCAGGTGGACACCAAGGTGGTGCTGGTGCATGGCAAGGTATAAGTTCTTATCGCACATTATATTTTGATTCAGGAAATAAGGGTGATTCTACTAGAGGAGATGGATACGCTACATTAACAATTGATTATAACAATGACCACTGGACATCTGGAGGTGGTGGAGGTGGACAAGGTGGATCATGGGATGGTGATATTCAATGGACTGAATTAAATAATCCTGGTTCAGTTCAAGTTACTGTTGGACATGGTGGTGCTGCTGTAAATCCAGGTGGAAATACAAGTGGATCAACATCTAAAGGTGGTGGTGGATATGCTAAGATTGGTGTTGGTAAAATTACTGGATACATAGGAGCCACAACTGAAATAAAAGATGGTAGTCCTATTATAGAAGGATCACAAACTACATTATTATGGGATATTGATATTGTCTCTGGTGGTACTGGTACTGGAAGTTCTGGTAATTTTAAACTACCAACAACACAAGTACCAATACTTGTTGTTCGTGGTGGTGGTGCAACAACTGATGCAGAAGGAACTGTACAGATAGGAAATGGATCTGTTAGTGGTGTTACATTAACTAGTCCTGGTGCTGGATATACTGAGACACCATATACTTACGTTTTAAATGGTGCTGGTGCTTCAACTAAAGTAGCATCTGCCGTTGATACAGCAGCAGCAACAGTATCATCACTACAATACATAGCTGGATCATCAACACCATATACTGAGAAATATCTTAAGTTTGGTGGGTTGAGTGGATCTGCTGGTACTAGGTGGGCTATAGTAGAACCAACTGATTGCTCTGATTGTAATTATTTCTCTATCAAGGCATGTAGAGGTAATGGTGTCAATGGTGGTAACGTACCAGAAGAATCACTCAGAGTATATTATCAGAAAGCAACTGAGACAGGGTGGACTTTAATTGATACTATTATTACACCATCAGTACCAAGACAAGATCCTCTTATTGGTAATGTCCCTGCTGTTAGTGAAGCATGGGATGGTGCATCAGGTGATACTCAATGGTATACTTACAGTGTAGCAATGCCAACTGATGCAAAGGAAGCAGGTATCAAGATAAAACTTGAACAACCACGTCAGACACCATCTAATGCAAATGATAATGACCCTGATACTGACCATTATGGTATTTGTGAGATTATATTTTGGAATGAGAAGGTATCAGAGTTAGTATTTGTGCCTACTGCTGGTGCTATCAATAAAGCAGCAGTAGAAACTTTATCATATACTGTTCAAGGTGAGACAGGAGCTGGTGTCACTTATAGTTCTGGACTAGGATCTAGTGATGCAAAACTAACACTTAGAAGAACTACACCTATTGAACCACAAGCATCTATAGACCCAGATTACCATGTGTCATTGATCACACCATATAGATTGTGTAAATACTTAATTAAAGCATTCTAAATAATACGGAGACTAGTATAATAAAATGGCTATTAATGCTGAAGCACCTGTATTACAGATACAACTAGATGTTGTACATCAGGAAATAGAATATAATGGGTTGCCAAAGGTAATACCAAATGAATATTGGACTGATACTTTATCTCCATTATTATATCCTACATGGGATACTGATAAGGATAAATTGATATTGTTTAGTTGGTATACTAATGATACATACGTTGCTAAACGTAGAAAGTATGTAAAAGACTTTAAGACTAATACTTTCAAGTGGGTTGATTATGAGATGGAGCAAGTTGGTGTTGCTGAAGCCACTGCACTCAAGGATAAATTAATTGAGGGTTTCTATTTAATTGATTCACTTGAGAATGATGACTTTGAAAATGAATTAGCACGATTATATCTAAAGACAAAGCAAGTCACACCATTAAATGTGAGGATTGCTAGAGACTTCTTGTTAGATGAAACAGATTGGACACAAGTTCCTGATTCATCTGTTAGTGCTGATGATAAAGCATTATATACAACATACAGACAGAAGTTGAGAGAAATTACTGATCAACCAGAGTTTGCTACTGATACTCAGAATACTAAGTTTCCAATATCTCCACTATTCTATAATAAAATATGGAAGGTAGAGAATCCTGGTATTGATTACCTATCAACAGAGGCACAGTTCTTACCATTAGCAAGTCACTACCTAAGATTCTTTAAAGATAAGATAGCAAACTATTTGATGTTGAAACAAGCAACAGAGAAAGGACTGTTTGCTACATTTATAGCAGAGTATGAGTATGTTAAGGCAAATCAAGAAGCAAGAGACTATAATACTAAGATAATTGAGGATACTAATATTGGTAATCCACAAGCAACTTCAGATTATTTGAATGCTCTCTTGAAGGTAGCACAGAAGGAATTAGATAATTTAGAATCATGATTACTATAGGTAACGAGTTACAAGTATTGGATTTGGTTGCTGCTTATGCACAGAGTCAGCAAAAGACTGTGCTGCACTTTGATCTATCAACATATAATAATCTTGATGCAACTAAGAAAGCAACGGTGAACACATATTATGCAGAGTTCATTGATGAATACTTACTTGACATCATTAAACAAGGTAAGTTTACTAGTGTATCATTTGGTGATGAAGAGACAGCACTGGTGACTGCTGGTGGATCATTCCCCAAACTGTCACAGTGTCCTGATGCAGACCATTACATACATGGTTATGTTATTGATACACGAGGTGACATCACATGGGAGAATGTGTAGACCACATTAAGAACTGTCACAAGCCCCCTTCACAGGGGGTTTTTTAATGCTATTATATAAATGTTGAGGGATATGTGGTTCCTACGCCCCAAACCTACTAACCGCCACGACTTAGAAGCGTGGACATGAGGTTG